CAAGGCTTGAGACGCCGATTGCTGGGGGTCACAGTTTTGGTGGTCAGATTGCTGAGTGGTCTGAGCGTCATTTGGGTCGAACCCTTTTTCCGTGGCAGGTTCACGCTTTGACCGGTGCTTTTATGCATGATGACGAACTGCGGTTTACACATTCAAAGGCTTTGGTTAGTGCTGCACGTCAAAACGGCAAGACCACGATGAACGCGGCGATTGTTGGCTGGGCGTTGTCTGAGTTGCCACGCATTTGGGGTAGGCCTGTCCGCATCATGTCATCAGCCCATGAGTTGGCGCTGGCAACTGAAGTGTTTGAGGAGCTGCGCGAAACGTTTGAGTTGTGGGAGGAATCTGATCTGTGCAAGGTGACGTGGGCTTATGGCCGCCACCAGGTAAAAATGGCAGACGGTTCTGTTTACGCGGTTAAGTCGGCGACCGGGAAAAAGCACGGTGGCACGTGGGATTTGTTGTTACTTGACGAAGTGTGGGCAATGAGTGAGTCCACCATTTTTGGTGCTTTGTTGCCGTCACAGATTGCGGTGCCTAGCCCGCTGTGCTGGATGACTTCCACCGCTGGCGATGAATCAAGTCGAGCGATGTCTAAATTGCGGGAGCAGGGGCTCGGTCTGATTGACGCAGGCGAGCAAGGCGATTTGTACATGGCCGAGTGGAGTTTGCCGTCTGGCGTAGACCCGCTAGATCAACAATATTGGGGCTACCCCAACCCCAGCCTTGGACGCACCATCACCATCAAAGGTTTACAGGCCGCAGCAGCAGCACCCGACCGCAACCAATTTCTCCGCGCCCACTGTAATTTGTGGGTGGCGGCAGCGTCATCGTGGCTACCTGTCGGTTTATGGAACCAGCGTGTTGCCGACGACTTAACCCATGACGGTGGGCCGTCGGTGTTGGCTGTGGATTCCGCTGTGGACGACTCCAAATATGTCGCGGTGTGGGGACGCAAAAACACCAGCGGCGAAATCGTTGCCGGCATCAAGTTCACAACCGACTCGATACATGATCTGTGGGAACAGATAGCAGCTGCACTTGACGCAGACCCCAAACTAACGTTGGCAATTACACCGTCGCTGGCTGTGCATACGCCTGAGAAATACATTCGCCGTAAACAGGAGTGGGGCTATGGCGAACTTCTTAAGTGGACGGGTATTTGTCGCAGTCTTATTGGCGAAGGCAAAATTAAGCATGACGGTGGCGAGATGCTGGCCGAACACATTGCCCGCGCCGTCCTTGTTCGCGCACAAAATACCATTGTTGTTTCTAGCCAGCGGTCACCCGGCCCTATTGAGGCTTGCCGTTGTTTGATTGCCGCCACGGTCATGGTGTCTCGTCCCACGTCGAGTGGTCGGGTGGCGTTCGGAGTTTCTGCGTAAGGTACTTGCAAATGCAACTATCTTGTGACAGACTCCAAGCACATGGGTATTTTCTCACGCAAAGTTGAAACGGCGCATTTTGCAGCTGCGCCTGTTAAGGCTGCCGCTGGTGCAGCCAATGTTGGCAACTTCATTGTTTACCAAACAGGCACCGACGAAATTAAAGCGCTATCGGTGCCGACCGTGTCCCGCTCGCGTGACTTAATTGCTGGCTTGATCGGCTCGCTGGAATTGAAGCACTACTCAAAGCAGTGGATGGGCGAAAACTACGAAGAGGTTTACCTTCCGCTTGAGCCTTGGATGGAACGACCAGATCCAAAAGTTTCCCGGTCGTTCTTCTTTGTAAACATTTTCTCGGACTTGTTCTTCTACGGTGTGGCATACGCCTACATCACCCGCCGCTACGCACCGCAGGGTGCAGGCCAGCAAGGATTCCCCGCAGCGTTTACATGGCTTCCCGCGTCCAACATGAGCAGCGTCAAACAAACGGGCTATCCACAGTTCTACGGGCCATCAGATGAACTCGAGTTCAACGGGCAACCTTTGTCGGTTGAAAACGTCGTACAATTTATCAGTCCCATCGAGGGCATCCTAAAAATTGGCGCTCGCGCCATTAACACCAGCATCTACCTAGATCAGGCCGCAGACCGTTACGCCCAGCTGGAAACCACACCCGGCTATTTACAGCAGGTAGACGGCGAAGATTTGTCGGGCGAGGACTTAGGTTCGTTGGCGTCGGCGTGGGCTCAGGCTCGTAAAGCGAACGCTATTGGTGCTTTATCTCGCCAAGTTGAGTTCCGCGAATACAAGACCAACCCGCAAGAGGTCATCGGCGACCAGCGCAAGTATCAGGCGCTAGAAATGGCTCGCCTGTGCAACATCCCCGCCTATCTTGTGTCGGCTCCGACCGAAGGCGCATCAATGACGTACCAGAACGCTGAGCAAGCCCGCCAAGACCTCTACTTGTTCGGCGCTCGCATTTATCTTGACTGCATTGAGCAGACTTTGTCAGCCGACAACATTTTGCCCCGCGGTCGCTACGTTGAATTCAACATGGAAGATTACGCCGGTGAAGTCGCCGAGGACTCCCGCCGTTCAAACGAAATGGAAGATGCATGATCCAATTTAAGGCCGTGCCTGTCACCCTTGACGCCGCTGCAGGTGAGGACTCACCCCGCACCATCACGGGCGTTGCTGTTCCTTGGGACACGCCTGCAACGGTGTCAAGTGGCGAATCTGTCATGTTTCGCCGTGGCGCATTTGACGTAAACGCTAAGCCAGCAAAACTCATTGAAGGACACGATATGAGCAAAATGCTTGGCGTCGTTAGCGAATTAGTTGAAGCAGAAGATGGGTTGTTGTTTACAGCCAAGTTTGCTAAGACCCGCGCTGCCGACGAAATCATTGAACTTGTTAAGGCTGGCGCGTACGACGCCGTGTCAGTCGGTGCAGTACCGGTCAAGTTTAAGTACGACAAAAACGGCACGATGGTTGTCTCTAAGGCCAATCTCGTCGAGCTGTCAGTTGTCCCCTATGGAGCCTTCGAAGCCTCCGTGATCACAGAAATCGCCGCCTCACAACCTGAAGAGGATGAGGCAGACGAAACCCAACCCAATGACATTCCTGAGGAGGAAACCATGTCACAAGAAACCCCAGCGGTTGAGGCTTCGGCTGAAATCGTTCCAACAGCACCAATCGTGTTTGCACAAGCAAAAAAGCACGTTGAATTGCCAACAGCAGTTGAATACATCGCCGCAGCAATTGCAGGCGGTTCCGCATGGCACGAAATGAGCCAAGCACTTCGCGCAGGCGCACCCGACATTGTCACAACCGACACACCCGGCATCTTGCCAACCCCAATCGTGTCGCCTGTTTACAACAACTTCATCGGCCGTCGTCCAGTCGTTGATGCAGTTGGCGTACGCGCAATGCCTGCAGGTGGCAAGGTGTTCATCCGTCCAGAAGTGACCACACACGTCACCATTGGCGCATCCATCGGTGAGCAGTCACCAAGCCAAGGCACAATGGTCGTTTTCAACAACCAAGTGACCAAGCAAATTTTTGGTGGTTATGTAAACATTTCTGAAGCCGACATCGATTGGTCAGATCCAGCAGTTTTGTCCGTCGTTCTCGACGACATGGGCCGCATCTACGCAAACGCCACCGACAACTACGCAGCAGACACTCTCGCAACAGGCGCAACCGTCACACAGAACTTCGCAACCGCAGACGTTGCAAAGCCTGAAGTATGGTCAGCAGAAGTAGCACAAGCCGCAGCGACAATCTTGTCTTCCAGCAACGGCAACCTTCCAACACACTTGTTCTTGGCTCCCGGCATTTGGCAAGACCTCTTGGCTTTGTCAGACGACGCAAACCGTCCGCTATTCCCACAGGTAGGCCCAATGAACGCATTTGGCAACCTTGCACCGGGACAAGCAAACGGCAACGCATTTGGCTTGCAGGTAGTTGTAGATCGCAACTTCGCAAGCGGAACCGCCATCGTCGGTGACGCATCTGGCTACGAACTGTACGAACAGCAGAAGGGTGCAATCAGCATCGATTCACCATCAACGCTGTCGCGCACAATCGCTTTCCGCGGTTACTTCGCAGCCTTGATGATTGACTCAACCAAGTTCGTCAAATTCAACTTCACCGTCTAATCGGTTACTAGGTAGGGGAAGGGTCTGCAATGGCTGTTGCAACAATCACGTTCGTACAACGCACGGATAACTACGCCGCCATTCAGACCCTGACCGACCTTGAAGTTCAAACGGGCGACACCGTCACCATTTCAGGCGTCGCAACCACAGGATTCAACGCCACCGCTGTAGTCATCTCCACAGAGCCGTACTATTTCGAAGGCACCACGCAAGAAGGCGAATTGTTGTTTGACTACGACATTCCCCGCCCAAACCAAATTGTTTACGCCAACACCGGCACAGACGTGGCCTATGGCGCGGCATCTGGCACTTTGACCTACACACAATCTGTGTCGTGGATCATCGCCTCAGATGTGTTGTCGTGGCTCGGTATTGACGTGGCAACCGCTAACGACACCGCTTTTGTGACAGTTTGTGTAAACGCCAGCAACGCTTGGTGCTACCGCAAACGCCGCGAGGCTGGCTACATCGACTCGATGACTACGGTGCCTAGCGCCGATGTCAAACTAGGGACAATCATGTATGCCGCCACGCTTTATCGTGAGCGTGGTTCGGTGGATTCGTTTGCGTCGTTTGACGCTATGGGTTCGTTCCCTGTGCCTTCGACGTTGGGTCGTATTATGCAGCTGCTTGGTTGTGGTAGGGCGCAGGTTGCGTAATGCCAGCGTCGGGTATTCTTGTTGATTCTGTAAACGCTGTAAAAACGGCGTTGACGGGTCTTGGCTTGAAGCCTGTTACTGATCCGCGTAATGCCCGCCCTATGTCGGTGTTTATCGAGTTGCCTACGGTGTCGGCGTTTACATACAACGTGGGCGACATCACCCTCAGGCTTCGCATTTTGGCACCGCCTCCTTCTAATCAGGATGCTGGTGACTACCTTATGACTATCGCTGATCAAATAATGAACTCGGCGATTGCCGTTACTGATTTGGCACCCGGTGTGGTGTCGGTCGGTGGGCAAGACCTCCCAACTTACGACCTCACAGCCCGTGTGGCCGTTCGACGCA